TAAGTTTGGCACGGTGTCAGTTGTGAGGTCGTAAATGGGTCTTAGAGATGCTATTTTAGACGCTGTAAGTTCAGCAGTTACCGCAGTAGGTGACATAGCTGAAAGTGTCACTTACATCTCAACTAATAAAGGTGAATATGACGTGTACACAGGTCAAAACATATCAGTAGAAACAAGCTATACCATTAATGCGATTATCTCATTTGATTCAGGCAAAGGTAGTAGTGATATGGTGGATTCTGCTTATACAGGTGAAATTACAGCTTTATTTGCTTCTAAGGGTTTGACATTCACGCCTAAGACTGATGATAAGTTGGTTCGTAGTTCTGAAACCTATACTGTGACTGATATAAAGAAAGACCCAGTAGGTGCTTCATACTCATTGAAATTAAGGAAGTTGGGATGAGTTTTAATAGCGACATTCAACGGTTTAGTAAAAGAGTGGACGTTGCTTTAGACGTGGCTGTTCGTAAGATTGTGTTTGATGCGTTTGGTATGGTGACTAAAAAAACTCCTGTAGATACAGGACGTGCTAGAGCGAATTGGATAGTGTCTGTTCGTAATATTGATAGAAGTGTTAAGGTAGATGGTTTTGGAGATTCTACAGGCGCTCACGTTGGTAGCTCTTCACCACCTTCAAGACCAAAGGCAAAGACACCATCTATCAGGAAAGGCGATGGCGTAAATCCTATTTATATAACGAATTCTTTGGATTACATACACGACCTAGAGAACGGCACTAGTAAACAAGCTAGAAGTGGCATGGTAGCAATTACTATTAATGAAATTAGAGGGTCGTTGTAATGTCTTTTGGTAATGAAAGACTAGCGCTTGAGAACAGATTTAGGAAATATTGGCAAGATACGCCTATTTCTTGGGATAACGTAGCGTTTGACACACCAAACAACTCAGGGTGGGTTAGATTCCAAGTGTTGAATGGTAGTAGCAGTTATCGAGCAATTAATGGCTTAAAGAGGAATATAGGCTTAGTGAGTGTTCAGATTTTTGTACCAAGAGATACAGGAACTAGTACCGCTAGGGGGTATGCCGATACGGTAGCCAAGATTTTTGATAGTAAGAATTTCAATGATGTTGTCTGTAATGTGGCAAATATTGAAACTATTGGTACTGGTGACGTATGGCATCAGCTAAATGTAACTATTCCTTATTGGAGGGATGAATAATGAAAACAGTAACTTTATATCCACCTGAAGGTGGTGAAGGTGTAATCCCTCACCCAAGCAAGGTAGAAGAAATGAAGAAATTTGGATGGGTATTGAAGCCCTTAATTAAGTCAAAGGAGAAAGACAATGGCAAATCATAAAGGTAGTGAAGGTGTAGCAAAAGTAGGTTCTGTGACAATTGCGGAAGTAAAGGACTGGAGTATTTCTGAGTCGGCTGAGACGATTGACGATACAACACTAGGTGACACAGCAAGAACCAAAAAAGCAGGATTAACTTCAGCAAGTGGCTCAATGACCGCTTTTTGGGATGAAACTAATACCACTGGTCAAGGTGCGATGACGGTTGGTGCTGAAGGTGTTAGCTTAAAGCTATACCCCGAAGGTGCTACCACTGGCGATATTTTTGCTTCATTCTCGGCAATCATTACTGAGAAGGGTGTATCAACTACGTTAGATGGTATGGTTGAGACATCTATTAGTTTTGAAGTAGATGGTGTTGTTACTTGGGCTGCTGTGTAAATGGGTGTACTAGATAACGCTAAATCTCATTTCGACAAGATTGAGGTTAGAACTATCGAAGTACCTGAGTGGGATACGATTATATATTCCACTCCATTTACAATGGGTGAGAAGAAGTCTCTTTGGAAGTTTGCAAAAGATGATGATTTTGAATTCATGGTTAGAACGCTGATACTCAAAGCGTTAGATAAGGACGGCAAGAAATTGTTTGATATTTCTGACAAGATTGACTTGATGAACAAGGTATCACCCGATGTTATTACACGCATAGTAGGCGAAATATCTGTCAGTCAAACTGTTGAGGATATGGAGGGAAACTAACTAGCGATTCCGAGTTACACGCACAGTACGCCCTTGCGAATCGCTTACATAAGGCTGTTTATGAAATAGACCTAATGACAGTTTCAGAGTTTCATGGCTGGATAGCCTACTTTAAATTAGAGGACAAAGATGGCAACTGACAATATAGCAACACTCGGAATAAAGGTAGACCCTAAAGGCGCTGTATTGGGTGCTAATACTGCTAAAAGAGCTATTCGTGGTATTGGTAATGTAGCTGGTAAAGTCAAGAGTCAAATCTTCTCTCTTAATGGCGCGTTAGGTGCTTTGGGCGCAGGTATGGTGGTTAAATCCGCCTTGAATTATGCTTCGTCTATTGAAAGACTACAGATTCAGCTTAAATATTTAACAGGTGACACAAAGAAAGCAGCCGAAGCCTTTAATGTTCTTACTAAGTTTGCCAAGAAAGCACCCTTCTCATTAAAAGAAATTCAAAGAGCAGCAGCACCGCTTAATATTGTTGCTGACAACACAGCAGAATTAAACGAACTACTAGCAATGACAGGTGATATTGCCTCCACAACAGGTATGGACTTTGAGGTTGTTGCACAGAATATGCTAAGAGCAATGGAAGGTGGCATTGGCGCGTCTGAACAGTTCAAAGAGAAAGGCGTTAAGAATATGTTAGGTTTTGTTGATGGGGTTCAATACACAGCAGACGAAACAAAAAGAAGATTCTTTGATGCTTTTAGAGATGGCACTACTACTATTAAGGGTGCTACTGAAGAGATGGCTAAGACATTCTCAGGTCAAGTATCAATGATGGGTGACGCTTGGGATGCTCTTCAATTAGCATTTATGAAAGAAGGTGTGTTCGGTAGCACCAAGTCACAAGTTAAAGACCTCACAGAATGGCTAAAGAGTCCTGACGTTATACAGGGCGCTAAAGACTTAGGCAAAAATGTAACCACTCTTGCCAAAGGCATAAAAGATGCAATAACAGAATACAACGGATTGCCTGATTGGATTAAAAATAGTGGATTAGTTCTAGCTGTATTTGGTGGTATGGCAGGAAAAGCAGGTATGGTGGCTATGATTGCTTATGCTAAAGAGCTAAAAGCCATTCTTCAAGAGGTAGGCATTATTGACTACTCGCCAAAACAGATTTCTGATGCTATAAAAGAGGTTGAAGATAGAATTATTGCAGTAAAAGACCAAATGGGCGGTCAAGAGCTATCATGGTGGCAAAAAGCTTTGTTTGATGGAAACCCTCTTATAGCAGACCAAAATATGCTTGATTCTTTAGAGGATAGGCTTGAAGAATTAAGAGAGAAATATAATAACTTACCTGCTGGTATAAGGACAAGTTTTGAGAACCCATTGCCTGAGAACCCAATGCCTGATAAACCGAAACCTGCTACAGATGATGACATTTTCGCTGGTGGACTTAGTGCGAAAAGACTAGAAAAACTGAGAGGTGGTGTTGTCTCATATAAAGATTCAATTAAGGATGTTGGTAAGGAAGTCACTAAAAGCATGGAGTTGGCTCGTGAATATCGAAAGGAAGTAGACAAAGTTAAATCAGCTCTTGATGCAGGAACAATTACAGGCGATAGCTACAAAGGAATGTTGGTTGATATGACAACAGCGTATGGTGATGCTATTAAGCGTATGGACGAACTCGATATTGCTAAAAAAGTACAAGCACTAACCGACTCAATGGCTGGCTCAATTACCGACATGATTATGAACATCGGTCAAGGTACGAATTCACTCAAAGATTCAGTAAAAGATATGGCTAGAGTTATTCTTGCTGAGTTCATTAAAATTAAAGTCGCACAACCAATCGCTAATTCAATGGCTAGTAGTTTCAATTGGGCAAGTATGTTTAGAGAGCATGGTGGAACAGTTACGGGCAATAAACCTTTTGTAGTCGGAGAAGCTGGAGCTGAGATATTTGTACCAAATAAAACAGGAACTATTATTCCTAACGATGCTCTTTCACAAGGTGGCGGTGGGGAAACCAACGTAAGCGTAAGCTTCAACATCACAGCTAATGATACAACTGGATTTGATGATTTATTAGATTCAAGACGTGGAATGATTGTTGGCATTATTAATCAAGCCATGAATGATAGAGGAATGACAGGAGTAACAGCATAATGGCATATCCAACGACACCCGTTTTTAAATCAGTAAATTTAAAGTCAAATGACAAGACTTTAACATCACAAACGGTAAACGGTAGGACTCAATCAAGGAAACTTGCTAGTCAGTATTGGGAGTTCTCAGCTAAATACCCTCCTATGAAACAGGCTGATTTTATGCCAGTCTATGCCTACGTTATGAAACAGCGTGGTCAAAATGCTACCTTCACAGTAAGGATTCCCATATTAGAAGATGCTAGAGGTACGGCATCAGGTACGTTAAAAGTGAATGGTGCTAAAACAGCAGGTCAAACTTCTATTGTTGTAGATGGTATTACAGGCACGATTGTAGAAGGTGACATGATTAAGTTTAGCCATGATAAGGTCTACATGGTTGTTGGTCATACCGAAACAACAAGTAATACGACAACTATTGTTATTGAGCCACCTTTGAGAACAGCAGTAGCTGATAACGAAACTATCACTTATGACAATGTGACTATGAAGGTTCGATTACGAAACGACATACAATCCTTCGGCATGAGTAATGACTCGATGTTTAGATATGAAGTGGACTTTATTGAGGCATTATGAGTAGAAGCATTCATTCTTCCGTTGTTACTGAGTTAGCTAAAGACTCAGTTAAGATGTGTCACATGATAGAGATACACCTATCATCTACGTCTTATCTAACTGACGCAGGTCAAGACATAAGCTATGGTGGTAATACCTATCTAGCTTCTAGTCATTTCTTGAATGTGTCTACGGTTAAAGAGGAATCAGAGGTCAGAGTAGGAACGTCTAAGGTAAGGCTCTCAGGTGTTGAGCAATCCTTTATTTCTGCTTTGTTGAGCAGTGGTTATGTAGGTAGACAATTGATAGTCTATCGGGCGTTTTTAGATGCTACTAATGGAATTATAGGCATACCCGTTCTTATCTATGATGGACGCATTTCTGAATATGAAATTATCGACACACCTGAAACCTCTACGGTTGATTTAGGTGTTGCTTCACATTGGTCTGACTTTGAAAAGAAAGCAGGTAGACACACCAATAGTAACTCTCAAGGCTTACACTTCTCAGGTGATAAAGGTTTTGAGTTTGCGGCAAATCTGGTCAAAGACCTAAAGTGGGGTAGAGACTAATGTGGGAATGGTTAATTAATTTTGTCATATCTGCTGTAATAGCGTGGCTGTTAGCACCTGATGAAGAAGATTTTTTAGAAGATGATAATGATGGAGCGCTTTTAAATAAGCAAAGTAATAATGCTCAGATACCTGTTATTTATGGTGAGCGTAAAGTAGGTGGAACTAGGGTTTTTGTTGAGACAAGCGGTACAGACAATCAATACCTTTATATCGCTTTAGTATTGTGTGAAGGTGAGATTGAAAATATTACAGACGTATATATCAATGACGTTTTATCAAGTGACATTAAATTCAGTGGTTTAGTAACAATTAACAAACATCTAGGTTCTGATACTCAGACTGTAGATACAACCTTATTAGGTGCGCCTAGTTGGACTTCAGACCATAGATTGAGAGGTGTTGCTTATTTAGGTATTAGACTCAAATGGGATAGAGAGGTGTTTGGCTCAATTCCTAACATTCATGCTATTGTGAAAGGTCGCAAGGTTAGAACTTTCAATACTAGTGGCGTGTTAAGCACAACCGAGAGTTATTCAACAAACCCTAGTTCCACCTACTTT